TGGTCAAAACCACCACCAAATAATTTACCTATGTTTAGTAAGTTACTTAAAGGAGGAAAGTCTTGTTTTCTATCTACAGGTATATTTACACCACCAATACCTCTTTCTAAAAAATCAACATCATCACGGCTGCGATCTATAGAGCGAGAACGTGGTGGTGGTGCTGGCATGTCTTTAGGTATGTTTAATTGTTCTTGTGTAAAACCCATTGGTTTTTCTGGGGAATAACCCACGCCTGGTGCAATGACTTGAGACATTGGCATACCGCCAGCTATAGAACGCGCATAGTCAAAACCACTTGAATATGTTGGGTCAGACATTGGTATTGTGTAACTACCAAAATCATCTGGACCTAATTGTGGTCCTTGTTGTTGTTGTCGTATGTCTGCAATTTGACCAAGAAAAGAACCTTTGCCTCTACCAACATTATTTAAGTTAGCTATATTAGCAGAGCCTAAACCTAAGTTACCGCCTAATAACGAACTGATATCGCCTAATGCTGCTATATATTCCCTAGGATCTTCTGATTTTATTGCCATATTAACCTGTTATTAACTTGTCCATTTTTTCGTCTAGTTTGTCTAAACGATCTATAACTCTGTCTATGCTGATTGTTAATTCAACCTTAGTTACATAATCTTTTGCAACTTCTTCGCGAGTCTTATTGAGAAGTATATCAACTCTTTTTAATTCTGTCGCGTTAGTTCTTATGCTGTGGACTATAGGAGCAAAGATTAAAGTAATAATTATATTCCAATACATCATTGGGTCCATGCTAATAACTCCAAATATGTGGTCTTGGTCGGCCTTGTGAATCTTTAGATATATCTAAGTGTATAAACCTAGCACCACCTTTTTGGTTAACTCCAATACCAGTAAAACCATAGTCTCTAGCTTTGGATATAATCTCTAATGCCTGCTTGCCTCTAACACCTATATCAGCTGCTAAACCAACAGCGTGTGTGCCTGGTTTTGATTTGTTTATTTCTACAGGATGTTCAGCACATCTATAACCACTTGTTATTTTAAATGGAAAACCACAATCAGTTCTAAGCGCTTGTAGTTTGTCTATAAGCTCATGCTCTATTTTGTTTTCACCACAATGCTTACAAGCAAATTCTTCTAGTTTAAAGTTATCCCAACTCATCTAGCAACTCCTTTAGTTTTTTCAAATGTTCTAAGTCCGCCAAGTCCTAACATACCCATCAATACAGTCATTAGCGATCCCATGTCAAAGGATGGTAGTACAAAAGATATTCCAAATGCTGAGAGTGCGAAGATAATAATAGGCTGAAGCAAAAAGTGATAAAGCAAAGCAATACCGCAAGTCCAACCCACAAATGGCCGCCAGCCGCTAACAAATATAGACTTATGGCCAGCTTCAATTTTATTAATTTCCACTTGAGCCATATTTGCTTTATGTAGTTCTGTTTTAAGTTCATGGTTTAGTTTTGCCTGTAAGTCCTTGTCAGGTACTAGCTTACTAACTATGTCGCTTACTGGACCTATTAGCTTGTCAATCATTTTTTATTTTTTTTGGTTTTCTTTTTAGGTGGTCTACCTACTTTACTTCCGTATGTTCCTTTTCCTTTTGGCATAATGTTTCCTCGTCTATTGTATATATCGATAGTTTTTGGCTTTTGCCTTTAACACTTATCGGTTTTAATAATTTTAACTTAAATTTACAATTTATGGCAGTAGAATAACCAATCAATATGTCTTTTCCTACTTCTTTGGTTGCTGATTCTAGTCTTGCTGCTGTATTTACACAATCACCAATAGCAGAATAATCAAACCTAGTATCGCTCCCCATGTTGCCTATAACAGCTTCACCAGTATTAATACCTATACCTATTTCTATGCCTAGTCCTGCTTCCTTCATGTTTTTGGTTATTTCTATTGCTGTTTCTACTGCTTTGTTTCTATGATCGTCTAAATCTATGGGTGCATTAAATATAGCCATCATTGCATCACCAATATACTTATCTACCATGCCACCATATTTTTGTACTGCATCTGATTGTATGGTCAAAGCCTTGTTCATAATCTCAGTTACTTCTTCTGGAGTTAATCTTTCTGATAAAGATGTAAAACCTCTAACATCTGTAAATAAAAATGTTGCTTCTTTTTTCTCACCACCAAGTTTTAACAAACTAGGATTGTCTTGTAATTGTTTTACTTGTCTTGGATCTAAGTAATGTTCAAACTGTTTTTTAATTTGTTGACGCAATTTATATTGCTTTTTGTAGTTAATATAGAAGGCAATAGTAGAAGTTATGATTTGTGAGATAAAAGTCCATGAAAAATCTATCAAATAACCTTTCTGAACGCTAAAAGCTTCTAAGAAGCCTGTGGTGAAGAGCAAAATTACAGCGATACTTAGACCCTTAATTACACCGAGATAATTGATTACAAGCCATGTCAACGACACGAAAATTCCAAAAATCAAAATTTCAGCCACCAATGACCATTCTGGAATCCTTGGAGAGTTTTCTATAAGAATTGACTCAGATAATGCTGCTTGAATTTTGTGTGGTTCTAATAATCCAGTTGGAGTTGCAATTTGTGGCATGATTCCTGGTGCGGTAATTCCAAGAAATACAAACTTACCAGCAACATTCATTTCTTGTAAATCTGTTTGTGGTGTATCTACCCAACTAATCCACTTACGACCAAGGTTGTCTGTTTTGATCGGTGGTATTCCTCTGACTGATATTTCCTGTATTCCATTATCACTGGTTTTTATAATATAAGTTCTTGCACCTGTTAGTGCTTTTAATACTTCTGTACCAAAAGAAGAAACATAACCATCTGGTGTTTTAAGTAGTAAGGGTATTCTTCTGACTAGATTATCAACATCGGTGGGTGCAGCAGATATACCTTCTTGTATATAGTTAGTTCTAAGGTTGTGAGTATTCTGTACTACACCCTTTGCAAGCATACCACCAACATCAGGTCCTTTGATGACTGTACCAACTGTTTTTGGGTATATTTCATTTGGGTATTCAAATGAAGCCAAAATCGATGTACCATGTCTTAAGGACTCCGCAAAAAATTCATCACCACCAAATCTATCTGGGTGCGGAAAACTAACAACCCAACCTACACCTAATGCACCAGCATCTATAATCTGTTTATGTATTTCACCTAGTCTTTGCCTTGGTATAGGCCAACCGCCTTCTGTATCTATATCTTCTTCGGTTATGTTAAGAATAGTAAAGTAGCCAGAAGGATCTTGTGTAGGTACAAGATAGTCAAATACTTTTAGTTTTAATGTTTCTGTTGGCGTTGACTGATATAAGACAGGCAACACTAGTATTATAAGTATGGTGAATAGTAGTCGCTTCATTAATTACTTTGAGTGATTTTGATAGTGCTGCCAGTACCACCATTTATTTTAATAACATTGGATGCACCATCTTGTATAAAGATAACAGTATAACTACCAGCAGAGTCTATATCTACTCTAGCTGTATCACTCACGCTACGCATAAGTGTTAATACTTCTCCTGTTATAAAAGATGTTATTTGGGTGCCTAAGTCTTGACCCAGTTTAGTACCAACAATATTAGTAGATGTGGCATCTTGTGCCAGCTGATCTTCTTGTTGTATTTCTTGTAGTGCGTCTATGACATCTAGTAAATCTTCTAAGAAGTTTACATCAAGATAGTTTATATCTAACTCTGTAAACTCTAGTTCTTTTTCTGAGTCTAGGAAATCTTCTTCTAAAAAGTCCTCATCTAAACCATCAAAGTCTAATATGTTTTTCTTTTTGGTTTGTGTTGTTTCTTCTGCAACTACCTCTTCTTTAGGAGGATTAACAATAAGCATGTTGTCTATAAGGTCTAGTGTTAGGTCTAAGATGACAGGTGAGCTGGGTGATTTCTCAAAGACATCTACCGTTGTAGCTTCGTAGGGCTTGTTTAGTGTAACTGTACCCATGGCTGTAGTTACTAATATCTCACCACTAGAATTACCAAATTCATCTGGTAAAAGTATTAGCAAAGACCTGCCTATTTCATCTACGGTAACTGTAAAATCAGTCCCACGAATTGCTATATTTGCTGTGGGTGTTTTAAGATCTATATTGTTTTTATCTATCCTGTTTAGACCGCCAGTAATAAACCTAGCCGTACCAAGACCAAAGGTAATGGCCATTTTAGATTTGCTAGGGTTGGGGTCAAAGATGTATTCATCTATGGTAAGTTGCGAATGTTCGGTTAGTTTTACTTGTGAATCGTCTATAAACCTAATAGCCATACGACCATCAGTCGTTACGGCTTCATCGTTTTGTTGGATGTTAAATGCTAGTTCAGCACTATAAGGTTTATCTCTAACAACACTAGCTTTGCCAGTTAATTCAGATATGTTTCCTACGTCAACAGCTTGTGCTTGTACCCTGGTCGTTTTGAATGACGCAAATAGTACCATTATTGCCATTAGATATAATTTTAAGCCAGTCATTATCTTGGGTACTTAGTTGCTGTATATTAAAAGTTCTGCTGTTGCCTGTTTGGTCAAGATAAAAATATCCGCCTGCATATCCGCTTCCTGTAAAGTTTACTGTATTACTATCTCCGTCTACATCAACATAGTTAGTAGCACCATCATAGTTTATATCAAAATCAAAAGTGTTGCCGTCACCGTTGATAACCCAGTCTAAATCAAGACCAGATGCTAAAGCTGTTGTTCCTGTATCAAGTGTGAATGTGTTAGTGCTACCAGTTACATCTACATTATAGTTTGAGTTATCTATACCAAAGGTGTTTGTAGGATCAGCTTGTATAGTGAACGTATTAGTATCTCCGTCAAACTCAAATAAGCCTGTTACAGAATCACCGTATATATCACCTAAAAATTTGTTAGTATCACCTAATTGGTTTATGTCTAATGTTAGACTTATACCATCAAGGTCTAATGCAGTCATACTGCCTGCCGTACTTAATAGACCACCAATAATATTACCTGAACCAAGTTGTTCTAAGTCAATGTTTGCTGTGTTACCGCTTTGGTCAACATATATTTCATTGTCAGCTGCATACGCAGATAAACCAGCAAGGGTTAATCCCAATATGCTGTAGTAACTTATTATTCCTAAATCATTCTTGCTCATCAATATTCCAATATCCTCTGGTTGTTCCTTCTTTAATTGTTTCTAAAACAGCGGTTTCTATTGCTGTTTGTAGTGCTATATTGATTGACTCGTTCCTGACTAAACCGTTTTCTATTTCCACTAGTTCGGTATTGTCAGTAATAAAACGAAATATATCTTGATCGATAGATGCACTTAATATCGTTTTAGTTACTAATACTTCTAGTAACACCCTACCTGTACTTACAGATACAGTTCGTAAAGATATGGTTACGGTGTCTTGCTTGTATTGCCTAGACATTCCAATGCCTAAATACCTAGCGCCTGCACCCCCAGACTTTACATTACTTTCGTATGATATCACGCCACCTTGCATTATCAAACCAGCAAACAATAAATCTGGTAACTTCTGCTTTTCTTTGTTTTGTTGCCTGGCGCTCCTAATGATTTGTCGCTCTTTGGTTACATTGTCTAAACCAACACGCTCAACCACATCAAAGAAGCCATTATTACTACTGCCTGCGTGTTTTAAGGCTCTAATCAGGTAGGCATCTGGTGCCTGCGTTACCGCAGATGAAAAGGTTGCATAAGCACTATTGCTTCTTCTTTGTCCTGTTTGGTCTGTAAAAGAACCTTGATATATAGCTACGACTGGCTTTACTTTGTTGTTTGATTTTATGTTTGCAAGTTCAGGTACAAGCAACGAGCCTATCGTTGGCTTTTCTATTTTTTGAATTGGAGGTAGATTATTTTCTAACGGATCTATTATTAACGCGCAACTAGAAAGTAAAGCTACCGATAGGAAGAGATATAGTTGTCGTATTACCATCTGAGTCAGTTATGTTTAAAGTTATAATTCCGTCTACAACATTATACTCTATAGTATTTCCTTCTAAACTTAAAACACCACTATCACTTGGAGTTTCACCAAATAAATTTTCTACAAGTTGTCTTGATAGTTGTGCATAGATTCTTGACTCTAGGTTTCTTATAAATCTTGCAAGAGTGGTGTTTTCTTTATCTCTTTCTATCTCTTCTTGTAATGCTTTTATTTCTGCTTTAAGCGCTTGCTTACGATTAAACTGTTGGTTCTCTATGGTTAGATAATGTGCAGATGTGCCTACACCAGAGAATGATGGCGACTTAAACTTATGTACCATCTCGTCTGCATTTAAGCTTTGACCAATAACCATTAAAAACATTATTGCACCCATAAAACAACACCATATAGCTATTCTAGTTTTAGCAGCTTCTTCTTGTTCTATTTCTCTTCTTGTAAGTTTTCTTTTATACACACTTGCCATTAGTCCTTCCTTTTATCTTTTCTTCCTGCTTTGGCAATCTTGTTAGTGTCAATTAACTGAGGTACGCCTAGCATTGTTTTAATCATAGTATCTTGTCTAATGATTTCATTATCCAAAGATCTAACTCTATCTATTAATGCTACTAGAATACCGTGTTGTGTGTCTAGTTTTGTGCCAAGGCGATCTTCCATGGCATTTATGGATGTGTTGACTTTATCATCTACGGTATCAAGTTTAGTCTCCATACCGTCAATGATTCTGTTGATAAGTTTCCAAACAAAAGCACCAAGGCCTAGCGCTGCGGCAATAGGAAATCCTAGTTCGGTTATAAGAACTACGACATCATTCATGGTTTACTTTTTTTTCTTAGCTGTTTTCTTAGCTTTCTTAAAAGCTTTAGCTGTAGGTGCGCCCTTAGTTCCAGGCTTTCTCATTTTTTCATTAGAACCAGCTTTGATTCTTTTTCTTTTAGCGTGGATGTTTGCGTATAGTCCTTTTGGCATAGTTATCTCCTTATTTTCTTCTTGATTTAGCTCCAGAACATTTCCATCTTTTTCTTGATAGGTTGTTTGGAGTATTGGGATCGTTTTGTTTTTTCTTAGATAATCTTTTCTTTATACCAAGACTTCTAGCGCAATATGAATCACCTTTAGATGTTCCTGGCTTAACTCTAGGGCCACCACCTTTGGCTTTACCTGCTTGACCGTAACTAACCTTTTTACCAGATTTAGTTATCTTTACTTTTGCTTTGCCTTTTCTTGGTGTTGCCATTATTTCTTCTTCCTTGGTCTACCTCTTTTTTTAACAACTGGTGCTGGTGTCATAAGATTGTCAAACCAGTTTAAAAATTTATGTATGGTTGCTTTTAACCATACCCATGCTTTAGTAATATATTTCATTAGTGTATTGTCCTCTCTTCATAATATATGATTTCAGAATCTTTACTTACTTCACCGCCTGACATGACCGACATAATTTGCAGGGCATGATTTTTATTTTTTGCTCTTATTTCTTTACCTACATAAACCATGTCATCAACCATAACTTCAATATCAAATATTTTGTTGTGGGCCATTGTTTGTAAATAATCCTTGAGCTTGAGCTTTTGCATTTTGTCTTATTCCTTCTCTATCTCGTTCCATAACCGCATTAATTTCTGCAATGTTTATTTGTGCGCCGTACTTAGCTTGTAGCTCCATAGCTTTTACTCTTAGTTGTGCTTCTTCTATATCTCTTTGTCTGTCATCGTCCATGATGATTTTCATTCTATCTGTTTCAGCATCAATCATAGCTTTCTGTGCGCTTACTTGTGCCTTCATTGCTTCAGCCTGTGCAAGCATTTCTGCTGCATCTGGTTTAGGTGGCTCTTGCGGTTGCGGAGGCATGGGCGGAACTTCTGTATTCACAAAGGATTGTGCATCTTGGAAGCCTGCTAGCTCGATCATTCTTGTTAGGGTGTTAGCATATTGTTGCATTGACACTAGAGGATTCTGTGGCCCTAGTGTTTGCATGATTTGTTCTTGTTTTGATGCTAAGCCTGTTAAAACTTGGAATTTTTCCTCGTCTGATGACTTAGATATAGCTACATTGACTACCATATCCTTGTCTGAGTCCCAATATCTTGGGTCTACAGGTATAAATTTACCGTTTAATCTAAAGACATCTTGTGCGTTTTGGTGCTTGATTACCAAGTTATTTACTGTTTTAAACATAGCTTTTAAGCCACCTTCAGCAAAATGTCTGCATATAAGTTCTACTCTACCTTGCGCACCACTCATAGTAGCAGTTACAGCTGCGGAAGTTGTAGATTGTAATGCTTCTGCGTTTAATCCTGCACTTGCTTTAGATACACCAGTTCTGTTTTCTTTGGATTCGTCTAAATATCCTAGAACTGGGAAAGCTTCTTTACCAACAAAAGGTACAGCAAATGGTTGTACCATTCCTGGCGCTCTCATTCTAATTGGCTGACCAATATCTGTATTAAGTACATCGTCTATATTTACTTGACCTTCAACCACTCCCATTCTTGGGAAAATAGAATGACCTAGTGAATCTAAGGTATCACGCATAATTTGTGATTTAGCTGCTTGGATTGGTTTTAAGTAATCAGCAGGACAAGATCCTATTGCTGTGTGTGGTTCTGGGTCAGGACAGAACATACATATTGGTAGTTCATCCCAAGGTTCTACGTTTAAAACTTCTAAACCGTTACCTGCTGTGCAGACTCTGATTCGTTCATCAATACCATCACCATCAAAATCATAGTATAAGTAATGCTCAACGTATAAAACATCTTTACCACCAGCATCGTTTCTATCTGGGTATACCATGTTGTCAAATGGGTTTCTTGCTTCTTGTTCTTCGTAGCTTTCTGGGTCAAGTGCGCTACCGCCATAACCTGCATACTGCTCTATCTCTTCTTGGTCGTAACCCATAGCTACTAGGTCGGACACAGATTTAATCATGCGGTGTGCAACATAAGAAGCTGTGTCTATATCGCGCGCGTGTCTTGATATTAATATTTCTTCTGGTGGTACAGACTCAATACATACTTGGTCTTTTGGTTTTAATCTTCTAATGGTTAGATCATAACTTGCTGGTATTTCTTGCGTTACCTCTTCACCGCTTATTGGGTCCATGGTTATGATTGTTTCGTTGGTAACTGATTCTTCTATTACCTCTACGTTTTTATCTAAGATTAATGCTTGGTAGGATTGTGGGTCTATGTTGCTATATTCGTGTGTCGTTGCGTTTACGCTGTCATCCCAAAATACTTTTACAAAACCAGTCTTTCTAACTAAAGCATCTTTAAAAACGTCATACAAAACTTGGAATCCTGGATTCTTTTCTCTAATCAGATAGTTAATATAATCTGTTTGTTGTTCTGCTAACTGGATATCTTCTGGTCCTTTAGGTACAAACTCTACAATCTTTTTAGTACCAAAGAAAGTACGCATGATAGATGGCAACATAAACAAAACACTTTCTCTAACATCTGTAGATACAAACTCTGATTGCAAGGAGCTAGTTCCTTCTGGCTCTGTACCAAGGTAGTATTCTGTAGACTCAGCTCTTTCTGCGCCGACTTGATGTATAAAGTCTTTAGCATCATCCATCTCGGATTTAATCACGCCTACTAGGTCTATCATCTCAGTTTCTTCTTGTACTTTAGCGATGATTTCTTCTTCGTTATATTTCTTTGCCATAAATTATCCTACTCTGATTATTCTTGATTTAAGCGGTTGTCTGAAATTATAACCTAAAAAGCTCGTGCTTCCACCAAAACTTGCAGCACTTGATGCCATCGTCAGCGCGAGCGCATCCGCCTTGTCTGGAGACTTGATTCCACGCTTGCGCATTTCGTCTTTACTCTCTATCTTAATCTTACCAGTCGAAGTGTATTTATACAGAGGCGCTGCTAGTTCTGCAACTAACTCATCGTCCTGCGGAAGCCTGCAATCTCTTTGCACCAACCAGTCTTTAATCGCAAACCATAATTCAGCGCGTAGGTTTAAATAATTTTTCTTGCTTGATGGTGCTTCGGCAACATTGATTCCGCGCACAGGTAAGTTCTGCTCCGCGAGTCTATCCACCACGCCTGCGCCCAATCCGATTACATCTACCAATATTTCCTGTGGTTTCTCTATCGCAGTAGATTCGTCATACATATTCTTAATCACACCACATAATTGCATCAAATCCATAGACTTAAAGGACTTAATACTCATCACATGGTTTCCTTGCCTCACACATAGCGCAGAGTTATCTCCGCCAAACCTAGCGACATCCAATCCCCATATAATAGGTGCATTAGCTGTAAGAGATACATCCCTATCGACTGCTGCTTTGACTAAAGACATAGGTATGACAGTATCATCATCCGCGGATGGAAACTCGCCCATCACCTCCACGCGCGCGACTGTGGAATCTTCGCCATACTGCTCAATCATGGTTTGAAAGAGCTTTTGGTCTGTGCCTTCGACCGTGCGCGAGTCTATCTGCTCGTTCTTCCAGAATGATTGCTTAGAGTTAAAGCTGTCGTAGAATGGCCCAGTGTTTCGGCGTGGGTTGGAGAAAGTAAACCAATAGCGGTCGCGCGTGGGTTCGGAGAAGAACCCCTCACTGACCGAATAAATAGGAGAAGGAATACCTGATGCTTCATCCATAATCAAGCATACGCCGTATGATGAGTGGATGCCTGCAAACGCATCTGGGTTTTCCTCGCTCCATAACTGTGCCTGCGCGTAATAATAACCAGTATCAATCTTTAGGTCGTTTATTAGCGCATCTTCAAACCATTGTGCTGGTTTAATCGTGGTAGCTGTCTTGGTAAACCAATGAGAGTTAATAGATAGTGTGAGCCACTTACCTAACTCCGCCCATGTTCTTGATCTAAGCTGTTGCTCGGTGTTAGCGGTTACGATTATGGTAGAACCAAGTCTAGTAGATAACATCCATATTATGATCCATGCGACAAGTGCGGACTTACCAATACCACGACCTGATGCTACGGCTAGTCTAAACATCTCTGGCAAATCTAATACATTGTTTCGCTCAATGTGTATTGCCATTTCTCGTAAAATTTTTTCCTGCCACTTCCTTGGTCCTTTAAAATCTTCGAGGGGGGTGTCTTTCTGACCCCATGGGAATACATACTTAACAAAGTTTACTGGGTTGTCTTTGATTGGTCCTGACCATAGTTCGGTCATGAGTTCTTTTTCTAGTTTTACGCCGTATTTCATATTAAAAAAAAATTAAAAAATTTTAGTTGAGTAGTTATACATATATCACCACCGCCACGCAACGAAAGGGGGGGTCAAATGCGATTTATTGAGAGTATCTTGCATTAGTTAAAAAGGGAGTGTAAAAACTACTGCCCGCATCCGCCCCCACCCTATATTTATTCATTAGCGCCCTCGCCCTCGCTCGCTTGTGCATTTTTGCTCAGCGCTTGCGCTCGCTTGGGCAGTGCGCGAGCTGGCGCGTGATCTATTATCCTGGCGCGTGCGTCAGTGAGAACATTTTTAAGATCTAGGTTGTAATTAATTTCTTGGCGATCCGCCCAGTTGTCTGGGTCGCGATTCTTTAGGAAAAATATCGCGCTTGTTTCTTTGCCGTCCATTGCGTTTTGAAATACTTTGTTTGCTACCAGTTGGACTGCTTTGTACTTTCCCTTTTTTATAGCCTCTGCAAATTGCTCGTTTCTTTTCTTTTCTCTGGTAATTGTTGAAATGTTTACATTGAGCAATGTAGCGATTTGACTTTCATTTAAGCCATCGCCAGACCATTGCGATATTTGTTTGTACTCATCTTCAGTTAGTTGAGCTAACTTTCTTTTTCTGCCTGGTTTTCCCTTTTCCATGCTTTATTTTAGGGTATTTTGCACATTTTAGCTAAATAATTGCAATTAATTGCATATTTATTGAGTAAAACTATTGTTTTTTATAAATCTATCTTTATAATGGGTATTACAAAGCAATTAAGCTTTGATACTTTGGAGAAGTAAACATGTATATACCAATAGAAACACAAGAAACACTTAACAGCAAAAATTATATTATGAACGCTGGACTAGTTAAGGGTAGAAACCATCTAATTAGAAACGGCTGGGAATACTGCGCTAATGGAACATCATTAACCAACGGATGGAATACAGGATCTTATAATCGTTTTATGAAATGCTGGACTTTTGACAATGACATTCTTAATCAAAGGGATGTAAATTTAACAGAACATAACTCCACTATGGAACATTTAGGATGGAAATAATGACTATTAAAACCAAAAAACACAAGAGCAAGAGGTAGCATAATGAGTAATTCAACATTAAACAAAGCAAAAGACATTTTCATTCAAGAGCAAGTAGAAGATAGTTTTGATGATTATAAATTTATAATGAGTGTTTTATATGACCACTTTAAAAACGAAGTGAATAAAATGTCTGAAAAAGAATTTAAAGACTATTTAGAAAATGAACTTGGGTACTCAGACGAAATGATAAGTAATTTATTCAAATTAGAGGCGGTGCAATCGTGAGCATACCAAAAACAAGAACACACAAAAGCATCATAGGACAACTGCGCAAGAAGTACGGCCTAAAAGATAACACGCCAATACACAAGGTAGAACAAATAATGACACCAGAGGACTGGCAAGCGTTTAGCATGGCGCTTACCTTTCCTAATGGTAAACCATCACAAAGGGGAAAATAATGGAAAAAGTAATAAAAGCGGTAAAAGAAGCAAGTATTTCTGTAGCTTGTTTACAAGATGATAATTTTGAAAGCACAAAAGAATTAGACAAAGACCTGGAACACATACAAAACCAATTAACCATAGTAGAAAACTATTTAAAGGATCAAGACCAATGAGCATAAAAATAGATAAGCGCAGTAAATACTCTACATATATAGAAACAGGAAACTTAACCATATATATAGAACACTCCCCAGGATGTGCAGAAGATTACGTTCATGTATGGCAAAAAGATCCTTACGAAAAGTCTATATTTTTAACTAACTTTGATTTTAATAACAATAAAAGAATGATAGAGGTAAACAATGAAACCATATAAAACAATAACTTTTGCTATGGCTGAATTTTCATACGCCAAGCATCTAAGAGATGAGCTAGGACACACTGGCGAGATCATATACCCAAATAAAGATACGTCTAAGCAACAGACATGCGGTACATGGCTTTTATTAACAATAACAGGGGAAAGGCTAGGCACAGTCTCCCCCAATGGAACTGTGAGGCTTACATGAAGCGAGAGGACATACCAAAACATTTACGACATCTAACCAAAGAACAATTAAAAGCATTGTTTCATTTATTTAGGAATCCAATATGAGCAATCACTACAACGAGCAACATAACGAGCAAGAACTGGAAAACATACAAAGCTATGTATTAGAGCAAGATAGAAAAGGCCTATTAGAAAAGCAAATAACAGATATGGTTATAACTTACGGCTTGCACCCAGACGATGACCGAGACGAAATATTAGAATACATAGCGGAAAGTATTTTTTACGAGCAAACAATTGGAGATCTAGTCTAATGGGTAAAGGATCAGGAAGGCGCATAGAAGATATAAACAAGATACGAAATAATTGGGATAGTATCTTTAAAAAGCGCGACAAGAAACAAATAACCAAGGTAGCAATAGAATTTGAAATGCCAGGACATCCCTCAATAGATGAAATGAGGAATTATGTTGAAAAATTACACAAAGAAGATAAACTAGTATTTTTAACCACAACTACCAATGCTTGAACTAATTATTAACATATTCGCAGGAGTAACAATAACATTCGCTGTTATGATATTTCTAACCGCGCTCGCGATAGTAATAATTGACCGCAAGCAATAAGTTAAAAAAAGGGGGAAACATGAACGAACTACCAAACAAAAAATATAATATTATCTATGCGGATCCGCCATGGCATTATGGAAGCAAGTCAGCAGTTAATAATACGACTGGTAGTGATATAAAACCACTAAGCGACCATTACAACACCATGAGTCTTACAGAACTAAAAGCATTACCGATAAACAATATAACAAAAGATGACGCGGTATGTTTTATGTGGGCTACAGATTCACACATTAACGAAGCATTAGAAATATACAAAGCATGGGGATTCAAATATAAAACCATTGCATTTAATTGGATTAAAACTACATCAAAAGGCAACTACTGTAAAAACGTAGCACCTTGGACTATGAAAAGTAGTGAAATTTGTTTGCTAGGTGTAAAGGGTACTATGTCTAAATATAAACAGGCCAACAACATAGAATCATTGGTAATAGCAGAACGCACCAAGCACAGCAAGAAACCGCAAGAGGTAAGAAACCGAATTGAATTATTGTTTGGCGATTTACCAAGAATAGAATTATTTGCAAGACAAACTTCTCCAGGTTGGGATGTCTGGGGGAATGAAGTATAATCAGCAATAAGTTTGAACGCGTGAGAGATATCTTCTCCAAAAGATAACCCCCCCTAAAAGCTCTCGCGCGTTCCTCTCGCACCTCCTCGCGCTACTCACGAACTAAGTCCGCTAAACCAACCAACAAAAAATGTTTCTTCCCTCCGCTCTGGGACTTCCTCAACCGCTTCGGCTCTCCCTCCAAAACAATCCATATCAACCCTGCCTCGCTCAACTCCGCTAGCGCTCGCCCAACGCTTTTTCTATTAACTGCTGTCATCTTCGCATAATAACTAATCGCATCATGCGAGGACCAAGTTTCATACCGCCACCGCTCGCACAATGCCCAACCAACAAAGCGAGCTGTCATGGACAACGACTCATTGCCTGCGACTTCGCTACGATACCAATGCCATACGATCTGGCGCACACGCGAGAAGTCTGATTCTTTCCGCGCAAGCGCGATCGGAATCAGCGCTGTTTTCTCCTCCGCCTCCGCATGCGCTGTAATCCACCAATAGGCTTTGTCTATTTGTCCGAATCTTCTCATCTTTCTCCTGCGCAAGCGTGCGCTCTTTCCAGAGAGTCAATCCCCCTAAAGGGGATTGCTCTCCTATACATATGTATATGTATGGATATATGGGCATCTCCTACCCTAGTGTTGGGCATCTGAGGGTATAGTTTGTCCCTTAGCTTCCCTAGTATGTCCCTAAAGTTCCCAACGATTTTATTAAAATTGGTCATAAAGTGCCATGGGATTTTGTAATTCTTCTAATGGTTCAAGTACACCATTCTTTCTAAATAATGTTTTGGTACTGTAATCAACATTACCAGAATTAGATTTAACAAGAGCGGCTTTAACTACGCTCATTCTTTCATAAGCCACTCGCTGTTCTTCACAAATACGCTCACAATCCTCCACGCTCGCAAGCCACATAGCTATCGCCCACCGCACGCTGTCAGTAATACTACTTGCACCACGAATCTCAGCTCTATGGCTCATAGCATCATCGCTATCATTCGCTAATGCACCTTTATTAAGATGATGAATAGTAAGGGTAGAACAACCAAGTCTGGCGCTTATGTTTGCACAATAAGAACCCCATAATTGGCCTGCTTCATTACTGCTTGATACATTACCTGTTGTAAATGCCTGGAGAGGATCAAAACAAACCAACTTTAAATTTGGTATGGCTTGTAATTCTTCTACTAGCTCCTGCGCTATAGGTGTTATGCCTTCTTCTCTTAACAGTATCATTGGTTCTTTTTGTTCTGGGACAGGAAATACATAGACTTCATAGGAGGAGTTAAATCTCTTGCCGTTAGGGTCCAGCAAGTCTAATCGCCTATGTATTTCCATTAAATCATCTTCCGCACAAAATATAACTGTGTTGCCACGCTCTTTCACATCCTTCCCCCACCACCTGCCACCGCACGCCACCGCTAACGCCAACTGTATGACACTTAGCGACTTACCCACACCACCAACTGCGGCAAGGATTCCAGGCTTACCAATAGGAATAAGACCGTCAACTAAAAACTTCTGTGCTTCTGGCTTACCAATAAGATTACGAATCGCATATTTTTGTATGCCTAACTTATGATCTATAAGTTCAGCTCTAACTTTATCTAAACCATGTTTTAAATACAGGTCGTTATAATCGCCAACTTCACTAGGTAATCGCACCGCACTATTAACCACAGCACTCGCGCACTCTTGCGCCTTCTTCTCTCCCACTCCACTCTCATCATTATCAAGTGCAAGAATAAATCTAGCACCTGTCAGCTTGCGTAAATTAGAGGCTGCATCCAACAAGAAGTTGGCACTAAAAACGCAAGCTACAGGAATTTGGGTAGCTTCATATACTGAAGCGGCAGTTGAGTAGCCTTCAACTAAAATTAATTTTTCTGTATTGTTTAGATCTTGTAAGGTAGTGCCGATTAAAAATACATTACCTTTGATTTCTGAGGCGGAAGCAAATCTTTTCTCCCCTTTTTTGTCTATGTACTGTAGAGAGCGAATCTGTCCTGTGGTATTATATACAGGAACAATTAATCTACCGTTTAATTGCTTCAACCCATAACTTTTAACTTTTTTATTCGTGAGATATTCATGGTCAATGGCTTCGTGGCAAATCTTAAACTTTTCTTGCATTTCAACTGCAACTTCATCTTGTCTTTGCTTCCTTTCGGCACGCGACTTAGCACTAGCCTCTTCCATTTGTTTTTGTAGTTCTTGTCTATCTACAATACTAAGTTGGTTAGTATCTATGCTTGACCACTTGCCCTCAAAACCAGTTTTCCAATTACCATAAGTGCAGAACATGTGTCCGCCAACCTGGTTGACAGCATAATACCCAGACTTCTGACCGCCTGTATCTGGTTTACCGCCTATTGCTTTTACTGGTACTCGTATTATATCGCCAGTAATTTCTAAAAAGTCTACAAGCAACCCCTGTGCTTGCATCTCGTTTATTAAATCATGTGTACTCTTACCTGTGCTAAAACCAAGGTCGTTATAGAGTATGTCCTTTTTCAGGTACTTTGTTAAATCCATTTGCAGCTCTCTCGTCATCTAACTGCGCTTGCACATTCGCCCAGTTTAGATATTCCCTAACAATAGTTGTAAAGATCCTTTTCCTGTTATCTCTATCCCATTTGTGCAATGGTTTTTGATCTTCCTTTCCTGCTAGTTCTAAATAAATATCTTTGGTTTGTGCTATGGAATATTCTATTCCTGTATCATTCAGTTGTGCTTTGTTGGGTAGTCTTTCTCCCTCCCCAATCTTTTTTAAATGAGCCATACAGCACGCTCCAAGCCAGTGTTCTCCATCCTTTCTTAAAAAAGGCCCAGCTGGTGCTTTACAATAAGCACACAGCGTGGGTCTGTTCTTACCATCAAAATTAAAATGGTGCGTCATCCTCGCTCGCCACTGTAGTACCCATTGCATCTAAGTCTGCTTCACTAGGACCAGCTTTTATATTGTCGTTCTCCACAGGTTTCGGCTTTTGATTAGTAGCCTGCCAAGTCTTACCCCAATCTTCATTAATCTTTAAATAACCATTGTCATCTTTGACTAACTCAGCTGATACACTTTTACCCATGAAGGCAGTAGATGTATCTTTTGGTGGTTCTTTTAAACCCATCGCTTGCGCCATGAGTAGCATTGACTTAACACCGCTATCTACATACTTGGGATTATCGTGGCCAACAGTAAAGGTATGATTCAATCTGATGCTACTGCCATCAATCTCAAAATACATCTTGCACCCACGCCATCCGTTTCTACCTTCTACCAACGCTTCTTCTTCGCCTTGCCAATGCAGAACATGTCTACCTGGCTCAACTGCCGACTTGCCTTCGTTAGAGGCATCTACATTAAAATTTGTTAAATCCATTTTTTACTCCTTTTTAAATCCAACATTTATATTCTGAACACTCATCCTCTTTTGATCCACAATGACGACAATATCCGTCCTCATCGTATTGTGGCTCATCATCGCAAAAGTGTTCGTTAAGTTCTTTAGTATCAATCACTTTAACATTTGCTCCCTAATGGCCTGCCATTCAAAAGGCATTTCATTATCAAGACCAAATCTATTCTTAGCTTGGAAGCCAGGTGTCTCTTGTGTAAAGATAGTTCTGTCTCCTTGCTTTAGTTTGGTTGTCATACCACCGCCTTTACCTTTTACTTGGATAGTACCTATCTTGTAATTAGCAAAAAATACTGCGTCGCTGTGTTCTATGACTAGATCAGCGGCTTTTCTGTGCAGCTTTATTTGATGCCGATCATGGGGTTCGCTTGATGGATCTTCATACCTTCTTACTTCATTATGTGCAATCTGTAAGACAGTAAAGCCTTTATCTCGCAACTGATTAAGTAAAGCAAGATACTCTTTCCATATCTCTAAACAAGCGGCATAGCCTTTTCCGTATGCTGGTGAACTGATGTCTGGCCAACCATTCTTTTCACAAACATAGTCTTGCATTAAAGTTTCTAACCAATCCAAGCTATCCACTATGACAGTTTTAAATTCGCTATCTTCTTCTATTAAAGATTTTAAGTTTCCTTCTAATTCTGTATAAGTTTTAGCTACAGGAAAATGAGGACACTCAATCTTACCAATGCCATCTTCTGCTTGTACTATGATTGGTTTGTTCATAGTTGCACCAAAAGATGTTTTACCGATTCCACCAGGACCATACAATACTAAGATTGGTGGTTTTAGTTTTGCCTTTTGCCTAATATTAGCTAACGACATTATTGCACCTCAATCTTTTTTTCTTCTGCTGGCTCTAATATGTTTTTCATACGAGCTTCATAAGAACCAAGTAAAGTATTTAAGTCGTCAATATCATTGTTAGCTTTGACAATAAACTCGTCTCTCACTTGTTTTTTCTCCTGCCATCTAACCATCAACTCTTTTGCATTGTCTGGCATTTCATTTATCTTATGTTCTTTGCCATCATCTGCAAACTTAATCGTTGGTTCTTCAACGCTTTCAGTTTTATTTTCTTCTACCATTTTAGTCTCCCATTTGGTTTTGTTTATAGGTATCACACGCATCTTTAGCATTACACCAACGGCATCCGTCTTTGCTATAGTTGTATGTGGGTATTTCCTCAAAGCAAGCTTCAGCAGCTGGCTTTAAAGTTTCATAGGCCCATTCAACTAAGTTAATAGCTGATATGGAATATGATCTAATAGGACCATCTTTGTGCCAACCTCTTGGTTGTACTATGGTCATTTGAACTGTGCAGTCATCTCCGTATCTTGATAATGCACCAAGTGCATAGATACGCATTTGTGGGTTGTCTGCTTCTACCGCCCACTTACCAGATTTAAGATCTATTATCTCTATCATGTCTTTACCAATGAGTATTGCATCTGCTGTTCCCCATAGGTCTGCATGTATTTCTGGCATGTTAACTCTTTCTTCAATCAATGGTCTTGCTACATCCAAGTCCATCATTCTTTGGTCTATGTAATCTACATAAGTGTTAGCACAATTAATCATCTCTTGGTCTACTGTGATATCAAAGTCCTCTACATGATGTGTTGTGTCTAAGTAGTATTCTTCTAAGGTAAGGTTGTTTAGCCTACCTTTCAGCAATGTCTCAACCATTTCGTGAATTAATGTACCTGTCGCTGCTGGTATGCCTACTTTATATTCAACCTGCATACTCGCCAAGAGTTGTGGCATGCCAGGGCAAGCCATCCAAATCTTTGCTGCTGAAGGTGAGAGTTTAGCGTGCGCCATGGACAGAAATATAAGAGTCGTTTTCCATTCTTTTCACATCATCAAGATCGTATTTAATCTTACCGCCAATCTTAAAATAGCTTGGACCTTGTCCTCTGTACCTTCTATTATCGATTGTTTTCTTGCTGACTCCCCATCTCTCTGCTAGTTCGTCAACTTCTATGGTATTTGATATGTCAAAATTCTTTTCTAATATTTCCATAAATTTCCCTTTTATTAATATTTTTGTTTATAATAAACCAATATTACTAATTATCAAGTAATATTTAATAAAATTTGGGAGAAATTAATGATGAATAAAACAGTATACGCACATACTAACATAGGAAACGAAAAGGATTGGGATCAAGAGATAGATCAGCTTGCAACCAATAACCAAGTAGCTGGAACGCACTATAAGCAGTCCAAGATACAGCCTATTGATTATATATACGCTAACAACCTGTCTTATAACCTAGGTAGTTGTTTAAAATATATAACCAGAAGTAAAGGAGAGAAACAGGATAGGGTGACTGACTTGTTAAAAGCCAAACACTTTATAGATCTTGAATTACAGATGGTTTACGGAACAGATGCTAAAGGTAATAATATAGGAGATTATTCAGTAGAAGTTTCTCTATAACCATGAGGTAGCTATGAATTTATATGAGTTTGATGATCGTATCTTAAACGAAAGGAACGGAAGAAAGCCTATATATGTAAACAAACATCTTGCTAAAAAGTTTAAGGATTTTTGTGAGAGCGAACAGAAAGAACCACACAAGGTGGTTGAGTATCTAATATCTTTGGGTATGAACTCTGTAAAGCATTACAAAGAACCTAAAGTGTCTGTTGACATCGAAGCTCTTTAAATAGGTCTTTTGTATTCTTCAGCGTGTCCCACGCTTGAACATCCTCGTCTTTAAAACTTATCTGCTTTAGACCATTTGGAAACATAAACTTAACTGTTTGATGTTTTAAAGCAACCAAAGCATAAACATCTATAGCATTTTCTGAATAGAATCTTTCTTTGGTATAAGCACCGCGCCTAAAGTCATATATCCATGACACTCTACAGTTTTGTATTTTTGATTGTGTTTTAACCTGGCACTTATATAGAGTATGGTCAACATCAAAGATGATGTCTGCCTCCGCGCTGTGTGGAACTATCATTACAGTGTCTGCGTGTAAAGAAAGTAGCGAGGCTACTAGGTATTCTCCAGATCGGCCAACTCTTTCAGATTGGCGTGGCATGAGGTTATTCTAGTAAAGGCTGTGGTTGAGAAAGAGATTGTAAATATTCCTGTCTTTGCAATCTTTCAGTTGTTGGGGAAACGCTGTTTATAATATTTAAGGTATATTGTATTGCTTGTTTTGATTGTGGATTTGTTTTACCCAGCATAACTAAAGTAGCTACAGCGTCATCGTTTGCCATGATTTTTCCTAACTCACCCATTGCACGCGCAGATTTAAATTCTCCATACTTTGTTGCCAACCTAACCAATGGATTAAAAGTTTTCATCATGGCCAAATCTTTAGCGAGTGTCCTTGCCGCAATACCCTGGACATCAAATCCAGGTTTATTAATATTAGAAATTCTACCAGTTCTATCTAAAATATTAATCATATTTTCAAAACCAACTTTAAAATCTTTTCTATTTACTCCGTGCGCATCTGCAACATTATCTATAACAGTTAAAAAATTATTTCTTTGTTTGCCAGTTTTTGCAATTGATTCTATTAATTTGAAGCCTTGACTTAAATCCTCGCCTTGTTTAACAATTGGAAAAGCGTTATTAATTGCATTTCTAAAATATAAATTTGCAATTTGTTTTGTTGCTTCTGGATTAACAGCATTTAATGTTTTTAATGTATTGTTTATATCTACACTGTCTGCTTTTGCAGAATTAAAAATAAATTTTTCTATTGTATTTAAATCTATACCTTCTTTTGCTAATGTACCAGTATTATCTTTTATAATATTAACTACATTTTTTGTTAAATCTTCGTAAACTTGATTGGCTTTTCTATAATTTGTATTTGTATTTAGTTGGCTTTTTAATACATCTAAAGCACCAGATCCGTCTGAGTTAAATAATTTTGCACCTAAATCTTTTTGCACAAATCTTCTTGGGTCCGCAACATTTTTTCTAGAGTCCTGTACGGCATCTCTGTAAGTTTTAAAGGTTGAGTCTAACTTATTTATATTAGTTACAGGAACTGTATATTTGACACCATCATCTATGCCTTCTTTAACAATTAGTTCTTTTCTTATTTGTTTTAATTTTCTTTGATTCAAACTATTAGGTGAAGAATCTGCAATTAAATTATCAATGTTTTTTATAATATTTAAAACCTGTCCTGGTGCTATTGTTTCAACATTTGAAAGTCTATAACCTTGATTAAATGCTTCCTGCGATCTTCTTTTTTCAGAACTAGTAATAGCTGATTTTGCTGTTTTTTGTATTGATTCTAAAACCCTTCTTTGACTTTCTGGTATATCTGCAATTTTTGCAGCCTTGCTTGTAGCTAAATTTAAAGCATCAACAGGCCTTCCTTTTATAGATTCATATATGTATGGTCCACCTTTTTCACTTCTTAATACATCTTGCGTTAATTGGTTTACCAATTTGTTATCTAAAGTTTCACCAGGTAAAAGCTTTATGCCTTCTGTTTTTGCTAAATTTTCTAACTTTATTGCTTCATCTAGTTCAGCTTTATCTATTCCCTTTAAAGATTTTTCTGATAATCCAGCAGCCGTAGATGGACCAAACAACTTACCAGTAGCTATTGCAAAAGGTAGTGTTATGCCAGTCGCTGTAAGAGGACTGCCTGTTGCGCTTTCTACAGTTTCATAAACACCGCCAGAAGCAGCACCCAAACCAAGACCAAACTTTCTTGCTTGTTTTGTTTTTCCTAAAATACCAGGAGCTGCAAATTCTGGTATAGTTTTTAAATAACCACCCATTGTAGTTTGTGGATCATATTCACCAACCTCTTTCAAACCTGGTACAAACTCTTCTACCTTTTCTCTAACTTCAGCAGATGTTGGAAATATTTTTGCTGGTTCTGTTTTTTTGCCAGTAACTAATTCTCTTATTGGAGTTGTCAAAAATTTACCAAACCTACCTGGTATTGCTTTTCCTAATTGTTCTATGTCACCAGCCGCACCAGGTATATATGACAAACCCATATATCCTCCACCTGCTGCTGATCTTAGGTAGTCCTCTGCTCGTTCTTTTCTACTTAAAGGTGTTGGTTGTTGCGCAGCAATATATTCCTTCGCTTTTGCAGTAGCTTCAGCCTGTTTACCTTCATCACCCTCAATCTCTAAAATTGAACCGTCAGGCAATTCAAATTCATATATTACTTGTGCCATTTTATAACTTTATTCTAACTCTTGGTATGCCGTCTGTTGTTTGGGTTGTTGATGTTTGTTGTGCAAATGGATCTACATAATATGGTAATTCTGGCAAACCTTTTAACTTATTAACATAAGCTTCATTTTCGCTTGTAGCAATATCAAAATTTATATCTCTGTAAAATTCTTCTCTCAAGCTGTTGGAAACATCTTTTAACACAGCTCCCCTTCCCTCGGCACCCACACCTCCGCTTACAATTTTTAAAGCATTTTCAAAGTCTTTATCTGACAATCCTCTGCCTTCTTGACCTCTTGCCGCTGCAAACAAATAAGCTAAATCTCTAATTCTTGATTCAGCTACTCCTGAATCTTTTGATGCTTGTTTAATTGCATCTCCAAAGTCCTTACCTTGTAAAGAGGTGCTTGTTTTTTGCATATATTGATAAGCTTTTTTATCTTTTGCAGAAGATAATAAATCTGCACCTGCATCTAAATTTTGTATGACACCATCAATAAATTGTGCAGCAGTTCCTACAGCTAGCGCTGAAGATGGTTCGCTGACAAATTTATCTGATAATTCAGATGCTTTAATTATAATATTTTGTGTAGCCAAATATTTAGATTTTATAGGATTAAAATCTACATCTTTACTGCTTTCAAATTTTTCAGTAAATCCTAATGGTTGAATAACCTGTCCAGCTTGGTTAATTTTAGTTATTTTTTCAGCAGTAAGCTCACTGTCTCTAACATTTTTTACAACTTTACCATCCTTGGTTATTGTTCTTAAAGGGTCTGATACAGCGCTTTTTGATGTTGATGGAGCTGATAATGGAGCTATTTGTTTATCAGGATCTGCTTGAACAGCAGCAATGCCTTCTGCATCTGTTTTTAAAACACTACCAATTACCCTACCAGCCTTGTTACTAAATATACTAAACCTTTCTACTGAATCTTTTGTACCTGTTGATAATCCAGACGCAACTAATCCAGCGCCTTTTTCTGGACCGACAACTCTTGCTAATTCAAGCAATGTAGGATTTATATCTCCTTCTAAATTTCCGAGAACTTTTTGCCAGTTCTCTTTCATTTCTTTTTCTCTTTTTTTTGCGTCTTGTATATTCTGCAACTGCATGGTGTTTTGTACAAAGTTTTTGTCGCCCTTTAAAGCACCGCCTAAAGCATAAAGCATTAATGCAAGTTTATCGTTTTTGCCACCGCCCATAGGATTGGGTGTTTGTGTTGGTTGTGGTTGTGGCATTTGTGGTGTTATTGGTCCAATACTAGGCTGGCTACCTACCATCCCATATGGATTTGTAAAATCAAAAACCATTATAAAACTCCGTAATTAACCATGTAATAACCATTAGCATTTTTGGTTACTGCTTCTGGCATATACTTTATAACCTCTTGTGCTAGAACGCCTGTTGTTGGATATTTATCCCATCCCATAGATTTTGCTTCATCTTTCCAATTCCATGAATATATATTATGTCCTTTTTCCTTACCAATAAACGTAATATCTTTTTTCATTCTTTTATCTGAACCACTTGTAGGCCCCATGAAATACATACCTGCTAATTGTGCTGCTGTTCCTAAAACATCACCTAAACCAGTTTTTTGCTGACCTGTTGTGGTTTGACTTATAAGAGGTGTACCCATGCCAGCTTGTAATAAACCAATTTGCTGTGGTCCATAACCAAGCGCTCTTTGGAACTCGCCTCTTTGTGCATCGATTGCTCTTTGCTGTAGCGCCTGCTGCTGCGCACCTGCGCCTCCTAGCAATCCTAATTGTTGTATTTGCTGTCCTTGTAAGCCACCTAGCAAGCCTGCTCTTTGTTGTCTTGCCTGCATCTCTAGTGATGGTTGTGCTAAAGCTGCTCTGCCAGCAATGTCTAAGCCACCCATCTGTCTTTGTTGTTGTAGCTGTGCCTGTTGCATCCGTCTTTGCTGTCCTAGTTCTGCGCCAAAGATACCTGCTTGTTGACCAAGTTGTGCTTGTTGTAATGCACGCTGTTGCTGTTGCTCTGAACCAAACATACCTAACTGTTGTTGTCTTGCTAAGTCAGACTGCGCTGCCGCTTGCGCCTGCTCAAAACCAGATTGTCTTAAACCAGCTGCTGTTCTAGCCATTTGCTCTGCGTAAGGTCTTTGTGATTCAGACTCTAATAATGCAGATCTTGAACCGCCGAAAGCACCTGCTCTAATTGCTCTATCCTGCGCACCGCCACGCGCTATGTCAGCTTGTCGCTGTATGTCGCCCATTGCTAAATCTATGACTTGTTGTTGATACGGAGATTGATAGGCTCCTATGTCCTGGCTTAGTAAACCCCTGAACTGTGGAGCAGATACTGGACCTATTTGAGCTGCGCCTGGAGATTGTGTTGCTTCTATGGTTGGTGCTTCAAAACCAGTAACAGGTTGTATGGTAGGCTTAAATTGATCTTGTGCCATACCTTGTAAGGCTTGTGTTGGGTCATAACCCATACCAGATTCAAACATACCTCTAGTAGCTTGAAACTGTCGTAGTTGATCTGGTGAGAAACCAGCAACCATTGGTCCTGTATAGGGTAAGAATGGTTGTTGTGATACACCTTTAGCTGCACCAAAAAGCTCTTTAAATTGTGCTTCTTGGAAAGCTGGTAAACTTGCTTCTGATATTGTTGTGGTTTTTCCTTTACTCATAAGTCTTTTCTAATTAAATATTCTGTTTCAAATCCTAGATGTTTTATCTTTCTAATCCATCCTTTTCTGCCACCGCCGTAAAGCCTTTTTATGCCAGCTTTCTTAGCGAACTCTTCTATATAAGGCAGCATTTCTTCTAATTCTTTGTAATTACCACCACAAAATAAAAGGTTCATGGCTTTCACCTGTGGATATATTACAAATTCTGTTATGTATGCAGACTTTTTGCCTGGCCATAAATGGAATATTCCATTCCTTATTTTATCCTCTATGTCATCAATTGTATAGGAATCTTGATGTTTTACAGCTTTTGCTATATAAGGCTTACACCTTTCCCATTCAACTTCCCAAGGCTCTCTTTTAGCCTCTTGTATGTCTACTACTTTATTAGTCGCCTTTGCCATATTCTATAATGCTTAAAACTAAATGTATGTTTGCATGGTTTACTTGTGCTTTTAATATTTCGCCTTGTTGTAATACGATTCCTGCATTGGTTTGCAACTCGTCAGTAGCGTGTGCTGTTATATTGTGTTGTTTATAAATAAAAAACTCATTAGAGCCTGTATCAGTTATAGATACATCTAAATTAGTTTGCTGATTACCATGATCGCAAACTAAAAAACCTTTTATAATAGCAAAAGTAAAATCATCACCAGTTGGTGCAGTATAGATGGTTTGTTGTGTTGTAGCTGCAAAAGAATATTTAACATTAATTGCACGCTGTATATATTGTCTTTGTGAGGATAGATCCATTATCTTCTACCTCTGTTTCTTAAATTAAGTCTTATATTACCAACTTGGAAATCCTGTGTTGTGCTACCTGTTACAGTCATTTGTACTTGTCTTGCTGTAAACCTAGCATCGGTATATCCATCGCTTTCAAAGGTAAAACTACCAAAGTCTGTCTCGCTACCTAATGGGGTAAACTTACCTTTAAAACTTATTGTTACACCTGGTAATGTGTTTGCTTCTTCGTCTGGAATAATCTGATTACATTGCACATAGTTATCACCATTACCTAGTTCTATTGGACCACTTGTGCAAAAAGGCACATCACTATTTAAGTTTGGCGAGTTAGATAATGTGGTTGATTCGTGTTCGTATATAAAACCATTTGAATCACCAGCAATAGGAAAATCAAACGCACCTTGGTCAATCCAACAGCCTCTATCCATTGAGCCTATAGACCAAGTGTTTTCTAAGTAATTCCATATTACATATTTGTTTGGTAGATATATACCATCACCGCTTGGGAAACCCCACCATATTTCGTTAAAGTTAGAATTATGTCCACCCCAACATGCTTTTCTTCCTGGTACATTTAGTTGGTCGTATACATAATCATGCACATCGCATGGTATTTCTCTAACAACACCATCGTAAACAAAGAATGAGTTTTCACCCATCCACGCTAAAAAGTTTCCTGTTTGTACGACTGATCTTCTACTAACTGCTTTACAGTTTGCACCTGCTGCGGTTATACCATAAACAAAAGGTGAGCCTACATAACTCATTCTATCAATACCAGTATCACTAAAAACCATAACATCGTTTTGGTATTTGACTGCTAGTAATGCACGACCACCTGTTGGTATTTGCACATCACCTGCTGTATTAGTAGCTTTAGATGTCCAAGTGTTTCTATCTTCTCTATCACTCCATGCTACTTTTCTAGGATCTCCACCAGAACCAATAGCAACTAAATGCCTTTCATTAGTTACTAGGACAGCCTGACAGCCTGTAGGAGCGTTTGTTACGACTGTGCCAATAGTATCAGCTGTTCCACCTGAAACTGGCCTCCACTTGTATATCTTGCCATCACCAGAAAAACAAAAGACTAAATCCTCACCCCAGTTATCAAAGGAGAAATGACCTGTATCAAGAGGTAGTCCAGATTGACTTCTAGCATCGCCATAATCTTCTACGTTATAGTGGTATGCACCATAACCAAGAGGATCATTAGAAGCATCGTTTACAAAACCAGATGGTGTTATATCAGTCCATGTGTTGTCGTATAAAACATAAACCTTTTGTCTTGTACCAACAGCTAAAACAGATGCACCCAGGTTGTCCTTATAGGCATACATACCTATAGGCTCACCATCAAGTGCTGTAGTTTTTAGTTTAGACCAACCGCCAATCGGTTTAAGATAGCCGTTTTCAAAACGCACAAGATTGCCGTCAACCCAACGACCTTTGTTAGCATAGTCAGTACCGTTTTTGACTATGCCAGCTGGCGGAGTTACAGGCAATAGTGCCATTGTTTAACCTATAGTTTTAGTAACAGATGTTGGTGTAATCAATAATGCGATTTGTGCATCTAATCCAGTTTTTAGATTAGCGACTTCATCATCACCCATACCTGCTGTAACCCAACCAGTAACTGTGTCATTGGTAAGATCTGCAAAGGGTACAAAACTTGATATATCGTCTGCATTAACGCTGTGAGTACCATAAACAGAAGCTGAATAGTTATTACCTTCAGCGTCTTGTTGATCGCTCTCTGCGTTTAATCGCCAATGTACGTTGTAAACAACGTCTGAATGACTGTCGTGTGTTGGATATGTGTCAACTGTTTTGCAATCCCATGTATATGTATTTGCCATATTATTCTCCTTTAAGTAAGTTAATTTCAGATTGTAAGGCTTCAATCTGTGCTTGTTGTTCCTTCATTCCTGCAACTAAATGTACTACTAATTTGCTGTAATCCATTTGGTACATCTCTTCTTCTGAACCTGATACAGCATTTGGTACTATGTCCATAACTTCTTGAGCTATAAGACCTTCGTCAGCTTGTCCTGATTCTTTCCAGTTATAAGCTACTGGGTTGAGTTCGTTAATAACTTCTAAACCTCTAGCTTCACCTGTAACATCTTTGAGTCTTGCATCTGAGGTTGTGTTGTATGAAGTGTTAGCACCACTAATAGATACTGAACCTCTTGCAACAGCATTTTGTCTAAATACTAATATTGTTCCATCAGTTGTTTTTCTATTAAATTGTGCAACCTCATTATTATCAACACAAACTAATAATCTTCCATCTCCTCCACCTAATATAGACGCACCTGTAGTGTTGTTTTCTGCTGGATTAGTATTAGTAGTACCCACTAACAAGTTGCCTGAAGAATCAATACGCATTCTTTCTAAACCAACAGTATAAAAGTTCATGTAATCATTAGACGCAAAATTCATAGAATCATTACTGTGGTCGTAACCAATATATCCTCTATAAGCAG